AAACAGACTTAATGGATGCTACTGGTAGAATTGGTAGAGCTAAATTTTTTGCAGAATTTATTGAAAATGCTAATATAATATTTTCTGAAGAAAATCTAAATAAAATAGAAGCAATACATGGTAAAGAGTTTAGAATAATCAATGACGATACAGTAGAAGCTGTCGTTGAGGACCCAACAGGAGTGGTAAGAGCAGTATGAGTGAAGAAGTCGTAAACAAAGAAGAAGAAATTACTACAGATAGTTTCTTTGGTGTAAAACATGATTTAGTTACTGATTCAAAAGATAGTGAAGAAGTAGAAGTAGAAGTTATAGAAGAAGATTCTAATTTGCCTGATCCAGCAGATGTTAAAGTAAAAACAGAAGAATCAGCAGAACCAGAAGTTAAGACAGAAGAAGTTGTTGTAACTGATGAAGATTTAGATAAAGAAATAACTGATTACAGCGAAAGAGCTGGCAAAAGAATTAATCAATTAAAGTACGAGTTCCATGAAGAGCGTAGAGCTAAAGAAGCATCATCTAAAGAAAAAGATGAAGCAGTAAGAAGGCTTAAAACTTTATTAGAAGAAAATCAAAGATTACAAAAATTTGTTAATACAGGTAGTCAGGCTTTAAATCAACAAGCATTACAAAATGCACAATGGGCAAAATACAATGCTCAATTACAATTAAAGAAAGCTTATGATGATGGCAATACAGAAGAGTTAGCAAAAGCTCAAGAGCTATTATCAAAAGCAACACTAGCAGAACAACAAGCAGGAAGCTATGCTAATCAAGTTGCTCAATACGCTGAAACACAACCTGCACCTGCAACACAGCAGACACAGGGACAAGAGCAAACAACAGAAGCAGAAAAACCTAAAGACCCAGCATTAGAAGCATGGTCACAAAAAAATCCATGGTTTATGGGCACAGACCCTGCACACAGA